ACGCTAGTCGCGCCTCGTTAAGTTTTTTATGAATCGGCATTCTATTTCTCCTTATGCAAAACGTGGAAATTTATAGCGGATTGGTTCTGCTGACCAATTCCTGATTGTCATAACGTCACCAATCAACTCGGCTAGGTGTTCGCCATAGTTTGCATGGCAAGCGCCAGCATTGATTGCCATCTCAACAAAGTCGCATGGCAAGCATTCAAATGTGTCGGTCATGGTGTGACCACAAACTGTGCATTTTTGATTTTTCATGACTGCTCCTTTTTTATTTTGTAAATACCTTGTAAACATCATGAACGGGAATTAAAAGCGTTTTTTATCGCAAAACGAAAGAAAAGTTAAAATGGACTATACCGCACACGCAATTGCAGAGCTTTACGCTGTGGCAAAGCATCACAAAATCAAGGCTTATGAGATCGCCAACGAAGCTGGCATCACTCGCGTCACGCTATCTAACTGGAAGAACAAACGCAGCGAACCAATGCTGGGCGCATACCTAGCAGCGTTTCATGCACTCGAGCGCATAATTGCAGCCAGGGCAGTCGATTGATCATGCAGCGATTCGGCAAATACCGCGCTGTAAAAGCACAATGTGGCGCTGGTCACACGCATGACAGCAAGCGGGAAGCCATACGCTGCAACGAGCTTCACATATTGCAAGCGGCTGGGGAGATCACTGATCTGACTATCCACCCGCAATACTGGTTCGTGATCAATGGTCGCCAGCTAAAGCATCCCAATGGTCGGCGCGTGGGCTACAAGTCTGATTTTGAATATGTCGAAAACGGAATGTTGGTGACTGAGGACGTTAAGGGAGTCGTTGTCAGGGATTGGCCTTTGCGCCGCGCTGTCTTTGTTGCGCTGTTCCCTAACTACCATTTGCGAGAGACCAAATAAAAATGGGTGACCGAAGCCACCCAAGTTTGTTTTGGTAAGGAGCACCAAGCGGCGGATAATACGGGAAAACTGCACGCTGGTCAATGATGTATAAATTCGCTTTTATAAATCACAGAATGCGGTTATATAAGAGCGAGCGGGGAGTGCCCAAGAGAGGAAAGGCACTCAACCCGCTCTAACAACGCCTAACACAGGAAGGCATCGCTATGTTGAGTAATACACGCCACAGAACCATCACGCAAGACTTTGCGTCATGAGCATTAAATTAATGACAGCAGTATGGGATAGGGAAGACCTATCATCCACGCAAAAGCTTGTCCTTCTGTCTTTAGCAGATTGGGCAAACGACGATGGTTTATGCTGGCCTTCGATTGAGCGCGTAGCTAAAAAATCATCATTGAAAAAACGGGCTGTTCAACTGGCGATTAGATCGCTGGAAGAAATGCAGTTTATTCGCCGTGAAGAAGTGATCGGCAAGGGCAATAGGTATTGGATTCACATACCCATGCAGCAAATGCACCCGTGCACTAAAGACATACCACCCGTGCACCAGATGCATGAGACCCCTGCACCAGATGCACCCAATACATCATATACACATCAATTAACCACCAAGTATATAATAGAGGGGTATCCAGTTTGGTTGCCGATTGATTCTTGGAAGGGTTGGGTGGAGATGCGGAAGCAACGCAAGCGCCCATTAACCGATAGAGCAAAAGCAAGGGCGTTTATCAAGCTGGAAGCCTTGCACTTGGCAGGACACGACATCAACGAATTGCTAGATCGTTCGACAATCAACGGCTGGCTCGATATATATGAACCGAAAGGCAAGACCAATGCAGGAAATAGCAAACACGCAGCAGAACCAACCAATCCAATGGTCAGAGCAGTCATTGCCAGCCAAGCTCGACGAGCTGCTGATGGGGAGCGACCTACCGACGATTGGGCCTAAGTCTGCGGAAACCTTGCAACAGTTTGTGGATGCACAAAGGCCACCAATGCCAGAGCGCGAACAGGTGGAGGTTATGATCGCTAAGCTATCACTAGCCACAGCCAGCCAGAAGCGCAGCCAGGACGAAGAAGCGGAACGGCTGGAGCTATATTGGCTGACGCTGCGGATCTATCCCTTGGTCGATCTACGCAGCGCGTTCATTAAACTACTACGCACTTGCAAGTTCATGCCAACACCAGCGGAGATAGATTCGGTTGTTCAGAATGAAGGCTATGATCGCAGACGCAGGATCAATCGCGCCAAGCATCTTTTGATGATTCACTATCGAGATTATGAGCCGCCTCAGGAATATGTCACAGCCCTAGAGCTTGAAGATTTAAGAAAGAATCTGGAAATTGGCGCAGCCCACAAATAGCGCAGCTACCAGCTTGATGTGCGACCTAGCTAAGTATCAGTCAGGGAGTATATCACTGAATGATATACGCCAGAACTGGGCCAATGGTAAGTATGCTGAAGCGCCAAGAGAATGGGCTATTGCTGCGATTGACCACGCAAAGAAGCAGAAATAAAAATGGCCCCACCGATTAAGGCAGGGCCATGTTTTTATTAGAATGGCATCATTGCTTTGAATCTAACGCCACGTTCAAATTCAAGCTGCCGAAGCGAATCGCTTAATTCTTTGTGGTCTGAGCAATAATTGCCATCGTCCCAAACGCCATCATTGGTCTTTTCATCAATTAACCAATAACCCCAGAAGTTGCCTTCTACTGGAACATCGAAGCGTTCAGCTTCAATGCGAATTCCAATGGTTGCAGCGCGTGCGCGTAGGTCTTTCAAATTCATTTCATTCTCCAATTGTCAAAGAGCGGGGCATGGCCCCATCAACAAGGTGTTTCTTGCTGATAAACATTATATAGCCGATCACAATATTAATGTCAACACCTTTTTTCATAATGGATAATAATGAAAAAGGTGCTTGACAGGATTAACGTAGATTTTTATAAGGGGGCATCAGCCAGGGGATTTTCCCCGCCAACAGGGAGACTGACAATGACAATTACACTAGACACCTTTGAACGCATCGACGGACTTTTATTAAAGCAGCTTCGCGCTGGCCCGTTTGAAACGTGCGCTGATCCTCATGAATACATCCGCAACAGCAATCGCCTGTTTGATCTTTGTATTGACGCAATGGGTTTTGCCTACATGGAAGAGTTTCCAAGTGCAGAGCATTGCGCTGCTGCAATCGTAACAGAGGCATTGCTATCTTCAACATTTGTTGAGGAGGACGTATGAAAGTTCTAGTAGCTTGTGAATATTCAGGCCGTGTGCGTGATGCTTTCATGGGGGGGGGGGCTGATGCTATGAGTTGCGATTTGCTTCCTACAGAATCTCCTGGGCCGCATTACCAAGGTGATGTGCGTGATGTATTAGATTACCCTTGGGATCTAATGATAGCACATCCACCATGTACTGATCTTTCGGTTAGTGGTGCACGGCATTTTGAAACAAAACGGCTCGATGGTCGCCAGCAAGCAAGCGCATCTTTTTTCATGATGTTGGCTAAATCTGACATTCCGCGCATTGTAATTGAAAATCCAGTCTGTGTTATGTCTAGACTATGGCGTAAACCTGACCAGATCATTCAGCCGTGGCAATTTGGGCATGGAGAGACAAAGGCAACGTGCCTATGGCTGAAGGGACTTCCCAAATTGGAAGCAACCGATATTGTTGAAGGCCGTGAACAACGTATGCACCGACTTCCACCTTCACCAGATCGCTGGAAAATTCGCAGCACGACCTATCAAGGCATAGCAAATGCAATGGCTGACCAATGGGGGAATGCACAATGACACCAAGAGGCCGTAACTTTGCAGAGATAGATGCTATCGCAGAGATGTATGATTACACGCTTGGCGACATTTTAGGCAAAGGCAAAAACAGAACTTTGGTCAAAGTAAGGCGCAAATGCGTTGTTATGTTGAGAAACAAAGGCTATTCTACGACAGAGATAGGACGCATTATGCAGCGCGACCATAGCACCATCTGCCATGCGTTGAATATGTATGTAGTGAAAGGCGAGGGCGATGACACCAGCGAAGCTTAAACTAGCTAGAGTAGCTATGGGCTACAGTGTAACAGAGATGGCTGACGCTTTACGCCTATCACCAGACAACGGCGCAACAAGCATACGCAAGATGGAATCTGGCAAGGTGCGTATCAGTGGGCCTATTATGGTTGCAGTCGATGCAATGCTAAAGGGCTATGACCCATTTGAGGATGATTATGAGGCAGAATAACTATCAGGTAGGTGGAGATCACTACGCATCTAAGAGCGTTCAACCTTGGGAAGCAATGGAATCCTGGATGTCGGCAGAACAATTTCAAGGGTTTTTATTAGGATCGGCTATTGCATATCTGGCTCGGTTTAATGAAAGTGCTCTTGGAAAAGGCGGCATAACTGATATAAAAAAAGCCAAACATTATTGCGAAAAGTTGATAGAGGTCTTGGATGAGAAAGCTTCGTGATCTAACTGGTCAACGATTTGGATTTTTAATTGCTGAAAAGCCAGATGGTAAAGACAGTAGTGGAAAAACAAAATGGTTATGCAAGTGCGATTGTGGCGCATACTCGTCACCCACAATGCTTAACTTGGTAAATGGCATTGTTAAATCATGCGGACACCTAAAACGTAGAACCAAGCGCATGGATTTAATTGGCCATAAATATGGAAAACTTTTAGTTCTTGAGCCATTGGCTGATAAAAAATGGCGATGCCAATGCGACTGTGGTGGAGAGAGCAATGTATTTGTCGGTCACCTTAGAAATGGTCACACGCAGTCGTGCGGAAAATGCTTCGCATTAAACAGGACTGAAAAAAGCCAAGCAAGATTAGATACTCGTTTTTGGATTCAAGCGGTAAAGGCAATTAAAAAATGCGATGCTTGTGGGAGTAAGCAAAACTTGCACGCACATCACATCATGCCTTTTGCACAATTTTCCGAAATGCGGACGCTTGAAGATAATGGCGCTTGTCTCTGTGCGGATTGTCACAAGCAAGTCCATAAGTTAATTAGAGGCGGTGAAACTTTTGGCGCAGCCCTTTTTAGTTTGATGGCCAGCTTTGACAGAAATAAAGAATTGTCCGTAATGCTGTCTGGCGGCATTGATAATTTGAAGAAAACGCAACATTATCTGTCAAGTCTTATTGAGATAGAGAATGGTTGAGCCTGTCATCATTGGAAATGCCACGCTGTATCTAGGTGACTGCCGCGACATCCTGCCTACGCTTGGCAAGGTTGACGCTGTTGTGACTGACCCGCCTTATGGAATTGCTAACAAGTGGAAGGGTGGCAGTGGTCATGGATGGGGAAAGGCGCGTGAAGAAGGAGAACTGCGAAACGAGTGGGACGATTGCACACCTTCTAATGAAATCATGCAAGCAGTCGCTGCAGCGGGTAAAGAAGTCATTATCTGGGGCGGAAACTACTTTGAACTACCGTCTAGCCGCTGTTGGCTTGTCTGGAGTAAGCCAGAGCGTAATTTTTCGTTAGCAGAGGCAGAACTTGCATGGACTAACCGCGACAATGTGGTGCGCGTTTTGGACTATGCGCGTTCAGACCCTGATAGACTGCACCCAACGCAAAAACCCGTTGGTGTCATGAGATGGTCAATTTCTAAAACTAAAGGCGAAACCATCCTTGACCCATTCATGGGCAGCGGCACAACAGGCGTTGCAGCCGTTCAGATGGGCCGCAAGTTCATTGGCATTGAACGAGAGCCTAAGTATTTCGACATAGCTTGTAAGCGCATAGAGGACGCACAAAAGCAGGGAGACCTTTTCATTTCATGAAGTCTGATGTATTAAGCAAGAACCAGACCTTTTATGGAAGCTGAGACAAATGGCGTTAACACCTAAACAAGAGCGATTCGCTCACGAAGTTGCATCAGGCAAAACACAGGCAGATGCTTACAGAGCAGCCTTTGATGTAAGGCCAGATACTAAACCAGCTACGATACAAGCCAACGCTCATAAGCTGATGACCAATACTGAGATTTCAACTAGGGTTGCTGAATTACGAGCAGCCGTTGCTGAACGTGTTGTTTGGACGTTGGCAGACAGTCTTGATGTGCTGTCCACTATAGCCAAAGGCTTAGACGCAGACGCAAAGCCAAGCGACAAGGTAAACGCTGTAAAAGCCATCAATGCAATGATTGGGTTAGACGCTCCGTCGAAGCTAAGTGTCACTGGCAGTCTCGTTACACACATCCAGCGTGAAGTTATTGATGACAACGCTGAAGATTAAAACACCGCGATGGTTCAAGCCGTTCCTAAAGCCTAGCCGCTATAAGGGCGCTCATGGTGGCCGTGGATCAGGTAAGAGCCATGCCTTTGCGGAAATGGTAATAGAAGCGCACGTTATGGATCAGCGGCGCAGAACAGTTTGCGTCCGTGAAATACAGAAGTCGCTATCGCAGTCGGTCAAGCGTTTGCTGGAGCTAAAGATTGAGCAGCTTGGCGTTCAGGATTACTTTGAGGTTCAAGAGGCGCAGATTAAGTCACGGCATGGCGATGGGCTAATCATCTTCCAGGGGATGCAGAACCACACGGCTGACTCCATTAAGTCACTAGAAGGTTATGATTGCGCTTGGGTTGAGGAATCACAGACGCTATCGCAACGCTCGCTCGACCTATTGCGTCCGACAATCCGTAAGCCAGACAGTGAGCTATGGTTCACATGGAACCCGCTAAACAGCAGCGACCCAATTGATATGCTGCTGCGTGGGCCAAGCCCTCCGCCTGATGCCGTGGTTGCACAGGTAAACTATCGAGATAACCCTTGGTTCCCTGACGTTCTAAAAAACGAAATGGAATACGACAGGGATAGAGACCCTGACAAATACAAGCACGTTTGGCTGGGAAGCTATTCATCCAACAGCGAAGCGCGTGTATTCCGTAACTGGAAGATAGAGGACTTCGAAACTCCAGAAGACGCAACGCATCGCTTTGGTGCTGACTGGGGCTTTGCATCTGACCCGACAGTCTTAGTCCGCTGCCATGTTGTTGGCCGCACAATCTATGTCGATCATGAAGCGTATCGTGTAGGCTGCGAGATTATGGACACGCCAGACCTGTTCTTCACTGTGCCTGACTCTGAAAAGTGGCCCATCGTTGCTGATAGCGCCAGACCTGAAACGATTAGCCATATGAGAAAGCACGGCTTCCCAAAGATCATGGCAGCAGTCAAAGGGCCTAAGTCTGTAGAGGAAGGTGTTGAATGGTTGAAGTCTTACGACATCATTGTTCACCCTCGATGCCAACATACGATTGACGAATTAACGTGCTACAGTTATAAAACTGATTCTTTGACAGGACAAATCTTGCCAATACTTGCGGATCGTGATAATCACCTTATAGACGCGCTACGTTATGCGTGCGAGGCCATACGTCGAGCAGTCGTTCCAAAGACTTTTGATGTGCAACCTTTAGCAACTGTGAGTAGGTGGTAAATGGCTCGATTGAATAAAGAACAGCGGTTCCAGAATATCCATCAACAGGCGATGACGGAGTTTGACCGTGTTCAATGCTCAGTGCGTGATGAACGCTTGCAGTGCTTACAGGATCGACGCTTCTATTCCATTGCTGGCGCACAGTGGGAAGGCCCACTAGGTCAACAATACGAAAACAAACCACGCTTTGAGGTAAACAAGATTCACCTTAGCGTCATTCGTATCATCAACGAATATCGTAATAACCGCATTGCTGTAGACTTTGTTAGCAAAGATGGCGAAGCAAACGATAGGCTAACCGAAACGTGCAATGGTCTCTATCGTGCAGACGAACGGGACAGCGGCGCTGAAGAAGCATACGACAACGCTTTTGAGGAAGCAGCCGGCGGTGGCTATGGCGCATGGCGTTTACGCACGGCGTATGAAGATGATGAGAACGACGAGGACGAACGTCAGCGCATCCGCATAGAACCAATCTATGACGCTGATAGCTCTGTGTTCTTCGACCTAGATGCAAAGCGCCAGGACAAGGCTGACGCTAAATATTGCTTCGTTCTGTATTCTATGACTCGCGAAGCATATCGCGCTGAATGGAATGATGATCCAACGACCTGGCCTAAAGTCGTTCATCAATATGAGTTTGATTGGGATACGCCTGACGTTGTTTTCGTTGCTGAATACTATCGTGTTGAAGAAACCCGCGAGACTGTCCGCATCTTCTTGACAATCCAAGGCGAAGAAGAACGCTATATGCAAGCGGACTTCGATGCTGATGAAACGCTAGAGGAAACACTAGCTGCTGTTGGCACTGTAGAAGTACGCCAGAAGCGTATCAAGCGTAAGCGCGTTCACAAGTACATCATGAGCGGTGGCGGCATCCTCGACGATATGGGTTACATTGCTGGCAAGAACATTCCGATCGTACCTGTCTATGGTAAGCGTTGGTTCGTTGATAACGTCGAGCGTTGCATGGGCCATGTGCGTTTAGCCAAAGATCCACAGCGCCTAAAGAATATGCAGCTATCTAAGCTGGGTGAGATCAGTGCGCTTTCATCTATTGAAAAGCCCATCTTGATGCCAGAGCAAGTCTCAGGCCATCAGGTAATGTGGGCAGAGGATAACCTTCGCAATTATCCGTATCTGTTAATCAATCCAATCACAGGGCCCAATGGCGAGACTACTGCTGCTGGCCCAGTTGCCTACACTAAGTCCGCACAGATTCCGCCAGCAATGGCAGCACTGTTGCAGATAACCGAATCCGACATGGCTGAGATACTGGGCAGCAGCCAGCAAGCCGACAAGATGGTCAGCGGTATCAGCGGCAAGGCTGTAGAGCTAATCCAGACCCGCTTAGATATGCAGACGTTTATCTACATGAGCAACATGGCTAAGGCTGTGCGGCGCTGTGGTGAGATATGGCTGTCAATGTCGAAAGACATCTACGTTGAAGAAAAGCGCAAAATGAAAACAATTGGATCTATGGAAGAAGTCGGTTCAATTGAATTGATGAAGCCACAGATCGACGAAGAAACAGGCGAACTGATTTACGAGAACAACCTGGGCGATGCCCTGTTTGATGTTGCTGTAGACGTTGGCCCATCTTCAAACAGCCGCCGTGACGCAACAGTGCGTGCGCTGACAGGCATGATGCAAGTTACCACCGATCCAACCACCCAACAGGTTCTGCAAGCTATGGCTATCATGAACATGGAAGGTGAAGGCATTGGCGACATCAAGGAATATTTCCGCAAGCAGCTAGTCCAGATGGGCGTCCTGAAGCCAACGGAAGAAGAACAGCAGCAGATGATGGAAGCACAAGCTAATGTGCAACAAGATCCACAGACTGCTTATCTGTTGGCTGAAGCTGCTAAAGCCCAGGCGCTGGCTATCAAGGCACAGGCTGACACTGAACTTACTTTGGCACGTTCGGAAGAAACGAAGGCCAAGACAATTCAAACGCTATCAAGCGTCGATATAGACGAACGCAAGTCCGCTATTGAGACTGCTGAAAAGATTGGGGCTGCAATACAGCCGCAAACGAATGTGGTTCCACCCTCCACACAATTTGGGTGAGTTAATGGGGTTAAACATGAAAACGGCAGAACTGGATAACAACGACAATATTGACACGATCGACATCGACACAGACATCAATGATCAAGCAGACGATGAGACCAATTCCATCGACCTGGCTGATGATGACGAAGAAGATGACGAGGATGAAGTCGTAATATCTATCGGAGAGGAATCGCCACCTCAAGATGAAGAAGTTCGTGCGCCAACGTGGGTGCGTGAATTGCGTAAATCAAATCGGGAAAAAGAGCGGAAGATACGCGAACTTGAAGCAAAGCTAAATACGGCAGCAACTGAGACCAAACCAGTTGTAGCAGTGACTAAGCCAACGCTTGAAAGCTGCGACTATGACTCCGACGAGTACGAACAGAAGCTTGCTAATTGGTATGAGCATAAACGCGAATACGATGCAGCCGAAGCCAATGAAGTAGCCCAGCGAGATGCTGAAGCTAAGGCATGGCAGGGAAAGCTTGATTCCTATGCAAAGGCAAAAGCCTCGTTAAAGGTGCGGGACTATGACGAAGCTGAAGCTACGGCTTTAGATACGTTTGACGTAACGCAACAGGGAATAGTTCTACAAGGCTCTGACAATCCTGCTTTGCTTATCTACGCAATTGGCAAAAGCACCAAACGAGCAAAGGAACTGGCAGCAATCACCGACCCCGTAAAGTTTGCCTTTGCGGTAGCAAAACTGGAGACTCAGTTGAAAGTAACCAACCGTAGGGCGACAACCTCGCCAGAACGTACAATCACCACAAGCGGTGGGCGTCTGTCTGGCTCCATTGATTCGCAACTTGAACGCTTACGCGCTGAAGCCTTAAAGACCGGAGACTTATCAAAGGTCATGGCTTACAAGCGAAGCAAGAAATAAACCTAATTTTTCGGAGTTAATATAATGGCTAACGCTTTTTCAAAAGAAGAAATTGTTGCATTTGAGGACATCCTCGAAGGCTTCAATGATGCTTTGATCCTTTCAAAGAACATCAACATCTACAACACTAACGGCGTAACTATGGAACGCGCTCGTGACACCATGTGGCGTCCGCAACCATACATTGCTCAGTCGTTCACTCGTACCGTTGGAAGCTCAATTGCTTCTAGCGTTTCGACCATGACCCAGCTTTCTGTTCCTTCGTCCTTGGGCTTCAGCCCTTGCTCTGCTTGGGAAATGAATGCTTTGGAACTGCGTGATGCGTTGCAGGAAGGTCGCCTTGGCGATGCTGCAAAGCAGAAGCTTGCATCTGACATCAACCTTTCCGTTATGGATTTGGCTGCTGCTCAAGGCACGCTGGTTGTTCCAATTACTACCGCTGCTGGTACTTATGATGACGTTGCACAGTGCGACAGCATCATGAACGAACAGGGTGTTATGGCTGGTGATCGTTACCTTGCTCTGTCAAGCCGCGATTACAACGGTATGGCTAATAACCTTGCCATCGCAACTCGCTCGTTTGGCAATGCTAAGTCTGAAAACGCATATGAGCGTTCGTTCGTTGGTGAAGTCGCAAGCTTCTCAACCTACAAGCTTGATTATGCTAACCGTTGTGCTGCTAACGCTGCAACACCTACGATTGCTACCAATGGCGCACAGGTTCGTTACGTTCCTAAAGCCACTGTAACCAACGTTGGTGGTGTCCTGAACGTGGATAACCGTTATCAGACCGTCACTGTCTCAACGACAACTGGCACTGTTGCGGGTGATGCGTTCACGATCACTGGCATTGAAGCTGTTCATCACATCACGAAGCGTACTACTGGCGAACTCAAGACGTTTCGCATCATTGAAGTTGTTGATGGTACGTCGATGGTTATCAGTCCGCCAATCATCGGTGCAAACTCGTCGCCAACTGATGCTGAAATTCAGTATCAGAACGTAGAGGTAGCATCGACTTCGGCAACTGCTGCGATTAACTTCTTGAACGTTGCTGCTTCGAGCATCAACCCATTCTGGCGCAAGGATTCGATTGAACTGCTCCCAGGTCGTTATGCTGTGCCAGATGGCGCTGGCGTTGACGTTCTGCGTGCCGCTACGGATCAGGGCATTGAACTGGTTATGACGAAGCGTTTCGATCCACTGACGTTCCAGACTCTTTACACGCTTGACACATTGTACGGCGTTGTAATGACGAACCCTGAAATGGCAGGTATCTTGATTTTCAATCAAACTTAATAGGGATGGGGGGAGCTTCGGCTTCCCCCTCTTTTCTTCAAGGAGCGAACCAATGCCATTGAAAAAAGGTTTCAGCCGCGCAACCATCGGCAAGAATATCAAGATGGAAGAAAAGTCTGGTCGCCCTAGAAAGCAAGCCATCGCCATTGCACTGAATGTAGTACGCGATGCAGCAATGAAAGCAGGAAAGCCATCGAAGGCTCCTAAGCGGAAGGCAAAGAAATGAAGATGGGCTTGTACGCAAATATTAATGCAAAACGGAATCGCATTAAGGCTCAGAAGGCTGCTGGCAAAACACCAGAGCGCATGAAGAAGCCTGGTAGCAAAGGTGCGCCAACAAAGGCTGACTTCGTTGCATCGGCAAAGACTGCCAAGCCAGTGAAGGCAAAAAAGAAGTGAAGGGCGTAAAGCACTATTTGCCTGATGGCACAGAGTGGAAGGGCGGCACTCATAAGATGGGAACCGCTTTGTTCACAGGCAAAGAGCATAGCAAAACATCTAAAAAATTAATGCACTTTAAAGATCTAAAGCGCAAAAAATAGTTATTCGTTTAATGTGCAAGTTTCTGATATAAGACTGCACATTGATCTTGGAGGTCTAAATGGGTTACACAAAGCGCCAGTTCGTAACGTCAGCCTTTGAAGAAATAGGCTTGGCAGACTACGTCTTTGACCTTCAGCCTGAACAGCTAGAAGCAGCTTTGCGGCGTTTAGATTCCATGATGGCGGAGTGGAACGCTGCTGGCATCCGCCTTGCATACGCAATGCCAAGCAGCCCACAAGACAGCGACCTTGATACAGAAACCAATGTGCCTGACAGCGCATGGGAAGCTATCATCACCAACCTAGCTATTCGGATTGCTCCTGGATATGGTAAGGCTGTGGCTGCTGATACAAAGGTATCGGCTAAGGGCGCTTACAATGTATTGCTGCAACGCGCTACATTCCCGCTTGAACAACAGCTTCCATCAACAATGCCAATAGGTCAGGGCAACAAGCCTTGGCGTTGGGATAATCCTTATGTGCGGATTCCTTATGATTCTGTAAATGCTGGGCCTGATGGCCCCCTTGATTGGAGTTAAACCATGCCTACCATTAATCAGCTACCAACCGTAACACAGGTCTCTGGCGGAGATCAGTTACCATTATTCGTAACCAACCAAGGTGACGCTCGTCGTTGCTCTGTCACAACGCTTATTGCATACGTTGAGGTAAACTTTGGCGCTGTTACCTGTGCTTCGGTTCAGACTACACCGACAACGTATGTTCAACTTCCTGATCCCGTTGGGATTGCGGGGACAAGAGCGTTTATTACTGATGGAAGCACCACCACATTTAATGCAACTGTTGCTGGCGGTGGCGCAAATAAGGTTCCCGTGTTCAGTGATGGTACTAACTGGAAGGTTGGATAAATTAAACTTAGTTGATGGAGAATTGAAATGAAAATGGGTGGCGGAAAAATGAGCTATGGCTCAAAGGGTATGTCGATGTCGAAGAAGGCTCCTGCTAAGGCTGGTAAGACCACGATGACGATGACAATGACCAAAGCAAAGAAGAAAAAGAAGTAGCATGGGAAAGACGCTCACATGAAGAAGGATTCTCGCCTTACTCGTGTGGGCGTTGCTGGCTATAACAAGCCATAGCGCACACCATCGCACCCTAAGAAGTCACACGTTGTGGTGGCTAAGGAAGGTGATAAGGTTAAGACGATCCGCTTTGGACAGCCGGGCGTGATGGGTTCACCCGCCAGCAAAGGCGAAAGTGAATCCAGCAAGAATCGCAGAGCATCCTTTAAGGCTCGACACGCAAAGAATATATCTAAGGGTAAGATGAGCGCCGCATTCTGGGCCGACAAAGTTAAGTGGTAGAAGGTAATTTGATTAATGCAGATTCCAATCCTCAACGGTATATTCACAGATAACGGGCCAGACTTTAGAACGTCTTATCCCGTTAATCTTGTGCCCGTTCCAAAGACAAATGGAATCAGTGAAGGTTTTCTGCGTCCCTCTGATGGTATTGTTGCTAATGGCACTGGCCCTGGCACAGATCGTGGCGGCATAAACTGGAATGGCATCTGCTATCGTGTAATGGGTTCAAAGTTCTGTAGCGTGGGATCAAATGGAACCGTGACTGTTATTGCTGATGTTGGAAACAATGGCACAGATGTTACAATGGATTATTCATTTGATCTTCTTGCAATCGCATCAAATAGCAATTTATTTTATTATGACGGAACAACTGTAACACAAGTTACCGATCCAGACTTAGGCGTTGTGCTAGATGTGGTTTGGGTTGATGGTTATTTTATGACCACCGATGGTGAGTTTCTTGTAGTTACAGAACTCAGTAATCCATTTGCAGTTAATCCGCTAAAATATGGTTCCTCAGAAGCTGACCCTGATCCAATCACTGGATTGCTCAAGTTACGCAATGAAGTCTATGCGCTGAACAGAAACACAATTGAAGTGTTTGACAACGTGGGCGGTGAATTGTTTCCATTCCAGCGCATTGAAGGCGCTCAGATTGAAAAAGGTTCTACTGGGACGCACGCTTGCTGCATCTATATGGAAACCTGTGCATTCCTTGGCAGCGGCTGGAACGAAGCACCAGGCGTTTATCTTGGCGTAAATGCCAATGCTAATAAAATCAGCACACAAGAGATTGATCAGATTCTTCTAAACTATACCGAAGTAGAACTTGCGTTGGTAAATATGGAGGCTCGCAATGATAGGGGGCTTCAGCATCTTTATATTCACCTTCCCGATCGCACATTAGTATTTGATAGCGCTGCGTCAAAAGAATTAGGTCAGCCAGTTTGGTTTACACTAACCAGCAGCATTGTCGGATTTTCAAAGTATCGTGCTCAGAACTTTGTCTGGTGCTATGATTACTGGTTGTGCGGAGATCCAACTACTAACAACGTAGGTTATCTTGTTAAAGATATTTCAACGCAATATGGCAGCACTGTGCGCTGGGAATTTGGCACGACCATCGTTTATAACGAAGGCAGGGGTGCTATCATACAGCAGCTTGAACTTGTTGGCCTAACTGGTTCTGTTGCCTTTGGATCTGATCCAACAATAAACACAAGCTATTCCACTGATGGTGAAACATGGAGCCAGCAGAAGTTTATCAAAGCTGGCAAGACAGGTGAGCGTGCAAAGCGTCTTGTGTGGTTTCAGCAGGGCTGGATGCGGAACTGGCGCATACAAAGATTCCAAGGAACTTCAGACGCTCATATGTCGTTTGCTAGACTAGAGGCGGCAATTGAGCCGTTGGCGTTCTAATGGCAAATCAAAAGCTATCTCTAACACGAGATCAGTTTGCTTCGTTTCTAAGTGACTTTGAGCAAATCAAGCAGTTTGAACGGCTGTTTGCTAATACCAACATTAACTCAATTTCCATTGATGATGTAAGCATTGCTGCTGGTAACGCTGGGGAAAGTGCAAACGATGCACTTGCTCAAATTGTTGCTTTATCTGAAACGCTTAACTTAGCTCCTCCTGGAAATCTAGGGACAGTTACATCAGTGGCTGCGTCTGGCGGGACTACTGGGCTAACCTTTAGCGGATCACCTATCACCACCAGCGGCACGTTAACGCTTGGCGGAACGTTGGCTGTTGCTAACGGAGGCACTGGGGCAACTAACGCCACTGATGCGCGCCTTAATCTAAGCGCAGCAAAGTCAGGTGCAAATAGTGATATTACTTCGCTTTCTGGGATTACTGGATCAATCAGCACGGTTGATAGCATTACGTTTGATACCGCAGCAGCAATTACTGTGGGCCAAGGTCAGATCGCATGGAATGCGGATGATGGCACTATTGACATTGGTATGGGCTATGATGCTGTCACGCAGCAAGTTGGCCTTGAGCAATATTTCCGTATTAAAGCTTCTGCTACTATTACTGATGGCCAGTGTATAATGTTTACTGGTTCAGTTGGGGCGTCTGGTGTCCTTAAAGGCGCTCCTGCTACTGGTGTCACCAATCCCCAATATGTCATGGGTGTGGCAACTATGGACATTGCCAACAATGGCTTTGGCTATGTCACTAGCTTTGGCCTTGTGCGTGGTATCAATACTACTGGATCTTCTGTTGGAGAGACATGGGTTGATGGAGACATCCTTTATTATAACCCAGCATTTACTGGTGGATTAACAAAGGTTCCGCCAACTGCTCCATTGCCAAAAATAATTGTTGCAGCCGTGGTAAATGCAGGGCCAGGTGCATCTGGATCGTTATTTATTAGAGTGCAGGGAGAGCCAGACCTTCATAACTTGTCTGACGTTTATGCTCCCTCTCCAATTAGCAATGGTCAAATTCTAATTGGTGATGGGCCACAGGCACGCTGGGAAGCAACAACGCTTACTCCTGGCAGTGGCGTATCTATCACCAATGCAGCGGGTGCAATAACTATCTCTGCAACTGGTAGCGGAGGAACGGTCACAAGCGTTTCTGTTGTATCCGCAAATGGCTTTGCTGGAACCGTTGCCACTTCAACGACAACTCCTGCAATCACTTTATCTACTTCGGTTAATGGTATCATCAAGGGTAACGGAACTGCGCTATCGGCGGCAGTCGCGGCGACTGACTATGTTGCGCCTAGCGCCTATGCTTCAGCCAATGGCCTTACAATGTCTACCAGCCGCTTACTGGGGCGCACTACAGCCAGCACAGGCGCAGCCGAAGAAATCAGTGTAGCTGGTGGTCTAACGCTCTCAGGTGGCGTTCTTACAGGTGCATCAGGCACTGTCACTAGTGTAACTGGAACTTCACCTGTTGTATCTAGCGGAGGCACGACACCAGCTATTAGTATGCCAGCGGCTACAACATCAGTTAACGGATACCTTACCAGCACCGATTGGACTACGTTTAACAACAAGGGTTCAGGAACTGTCACCAGCGTCAGCGGAACAGGCACTGTCAACGGCATTACGCTCACAGGAACGGTAACATCTTCAGGATCGCTTACGCTTGGCGGAACGCTATCTGGCGTCAGCCTTACAACACAAGTCTCAGGCACGCTTCCTATTGCCAATGGCGGCACTAATGGAACATCTGCACCAACAGCAGGGGCTGTGCCTTATGGAACAGGCACGGCATATGCGTTTAGCGCGGTAGGCACATCTGGACAGGTTCTTACATCGGCAGGGGCTGGCGTCCCTACATGGACAACACCAACCACAGGCACTGTCACCAGCGTCACAGGCACGGCCCCTGTTGTATCTTCTGGCGGCGCTACTCCAGCTATCAGTATGGCGGCAGCTACAACTTCGGTTAGTGGATATTTGACAAGTACTGATTGGACTACGTTTAACGGCAAGCAAGCTACGTTAGTCAGCGGAACCAATATCAAAACGGTTGGCGGTGTATCCTTACTTGGTTCTGGCGATGTGGGGACTATTGGCGCGGCTTACGGCGGCACTGGCCAAAGCAGTTATACTGTTGGCGACATCCTGTTTGCGTCTGCGACCACTACGCTGTCCAAGTTGGCTGACGTAGCCACTGGCAACGCAATAATATCAGGCGGCGTTGGTGTTGCACCTTCGTATGGAAAGATCGGCTTGACTACGCACATTAGCGGCACGCTACCTGTAGCCAACGGCGGCACAGGCACGGCCACTGCCTTTACCGCTGGCTCCGTTGTCTTCGCTGGTGCTTCTGGCGTATACGCGCAGGACAACGCCAATCTGTTTTGGGATGACACCAACAACCGACTTGGGATTGGTACGGCTACGCCTGTAGATTTATTGCAAATCTATCGTTCTAGCGGAACTGGGATTACTTCAGGCATCTCGTTGTCAACCGCTGCTGGCGGCGTTGGCGATGGCAGCTACATAAAATGGCTGAGTGCTGTAACTGCGGAAAAGGTTGCTCGTATTGATGGCGTGCTAGAGGGCACGGATGTCGGCTCAATTCGGTTTAACACTGGAAACGGAGCAGATGGATTTGCTGAACGTGGGCGTTTTGACGCGAGCGGCAACTTTCTGGTTGGAACTACGGCGGCGGAAGGTAATGGAAAAGTAGTTTCTGTCAGCACCGTTTCTGCCAATCCTTGCTACGCATCGCGCAACTCGGCTGGCGCAAGTTATTTCATTAATGCCGCTGCCAGCGCAATCATTGGCAGCATTACCAATAATGCTGACACTGGAGTCCTATACAACGTCACATCTGACGTTCGCCTAAAAGAAAATATAGCCAACGCAGACGATGCCTCAAGTTTAATAGATAATCTTCAAGTGCGTAAGTTTGATTGGAAGAACAGTAGTAGCCATCAACGCTACGGCTTTGTCGCACAAGAACTACTTGAGGTTGCACCAGAGGCTGTCTACCAGCCAGAAAACCCAGAAGATATGATGGCCGTGGACTATTCAAAACTGGTTCCAATGCTGGTAAAAGAAATTCAGTCGCTCCGCGCTCGTGTGGCAAAATTAGAAGGAGAATAACCGTGGCCGTATCTATCAGTAACATCATCCCTGCTAAGACAGCGGAAGCAACACAGGTAACCCAGTATACTGCTGTTGGCGTGCAAACGATCATTGATAAGTTTACTGCGACTAACTATTCGGCATCTGCTGCAACGATTAGCGTTAACCTTATTTCTGATGCTGGTACCGCTGGCAATGATAACTTGATTGTTAAGACCAGGACGCTTCAGGCTAGTGAAACTTACACTTTTCCTGAATTGGTAGGTCATGTATTGCCTAAAGGTGGATTTATTTCTACAATTGCGGGAACAGCCGCCGCAATCAACATTCGCGCATCTGGACGGGAAGTATCGTAATGAAAAAGCCAATAATCATGATCGAGGGTTTTGCTGGTATGCGCGAAAGCGAACCATTCATCACCACTGCTGAGAACAAGAAGAACACGAAAGTCGTCATTGACGATTGGATGCTTGGCCCTGAAAACCCCAGCAATGAGCGTGGCGCTAACCCTGAATACTGGATTGCTTTGGGTGTAGCTATGCAAGTGGATGAAGCTGAAGCTCGTCGGCGCAGATGTTCTAACTGCGAATATTATGACAACAGCACAATGACCCAAGCAAAGATGGAAAAGATTCCATTTAACGAGTGGGATGTTGATGCTGGCTTTCGTGGCTACTGCCATAAGTTCGAGTTCATCTGTCATGATCTGCGTGCTTGCCAAGCACAAGAAGAACGAGAGTTTGAATTTGACGATTGATTGTGATAAGGTTTTGATACAGAGCGTTATAGAGCATCCTGTGGCTTACAATTTTGAGAGATTGAAATGACGGACAATAG